GAACGACGAAGACTATCTCATCCGTAACGCCCTTGAGCAATGGTCTAACCGCATCAACTCCTTCGAAGGCAACGTTCGTACCTTCGGTGGTCCAGAGTCCAGCCGCTACAAATCGACTGGCCGCGTCACTCAAATGTCCAAGGATGGTCGTGCTCTTCGCACCTATCGCTTCAACGGCATTTTCCCTGTTGACGTTTCTGGTATCGGTCTCAACTGGGCTGACAACGACCAGATTGAAACGTTCCAGTGCACGTTCGCTTACGACTGGTGGGATATCGACACCAGCATCACCGGCAATGCCGGCGGCGTCTAAAGATAGACTGTGAAGGGGGAGGCATAGCTTCCCCCACCATCCTTTTATGGAAGTAATCTACGCATGCAGCTATTTGGCTTTGAGTTCCGTCGAAAAGTAGACACGGATCCATCAGTACAACCTGACTCATTCGCACCTGAGGTGAACGAAGACGGAGCTGTAAATATTTCTACGGGAGGTGTTTATGGCACTTCCATTGACCTCGATGGATCTATTCGCTCTGAAGCAGAGCTAATCACTAAATACCGTGAAGCTGTTCAGAACCAAGAACTGGACACTGCAGTCACGAAGATCATTAACGAAGCTATCGTGCAAGATGAAGACAACGAGGTTGTCAAAATCGTGTTGGATAGGCTTGAGTTTGGTGATAACGTCAAGAAGATGATCTCGGATGAGTTCACGTACGTCACGGATCTTCTTGATTTCAACATTTCCCCTTACAAGATATTTGAAAACTGGTACGTAGACGGCCGTCTGTACTACCACGTGATCATTGACCCGAAAGATCCAAAGGCTGGCATCAAAGAGATGCGATACCTGGATCCGCGTAAGATTCGCAAAGTCAAAGAGACCAAGTCTAAGCGCATGGCTCAAGGCGTTGTGGTCAAAGAGGTTGCTAAGGAATATTACATCTACTCTGACCGTATTCTGAATACGAAGCAGGTTTCAGGTCAGTCCACAAACGATGGTGCCCTGAAGATTGCTAAAGACTCGATCATCCATGTCACCTCTGGGCTAACTAGCCCTAATGGGGACATGATCCTGTCCTATCTCCAGAAAGCACTGCGGCCTCTGAATCAACTGCGGGCTCTGGAAGATAGCCTGGTCATTTACCGCATCTCACGTGCGCCTGAACGCCGGATCTTCTATATCGACGTTGGTAACCTGCCAAAGGCCAAGGCCGAGCAGCACCTTCGCGACATCATGAACAAGTTCAAAAACAAGCTCGTTTACGATGCATCCACCGGTGCTATTAAGGATGACCGCAAGTTCATGACCATGTTGGAAGACTTCTGGCTCCCACGGCGTGAAGGTGGTAAAGGAACAGAGATCACCACTCTTCCAGGTGGGCAGAACCTTGGTCAGATCGATGACATCACATACTTCCAGAAGAATCTCTACAAGTCCTTGAACGTGCCCATCAGCCGTTTAGATTCTGAACAGGCATTCAATCTTGGTCGTTCTAGCGAGATTTCACGGGACGAGCTGGAGTTCTCGAAGTTTATCACCCGCTTGCGTTCTTCATTCGCCCAACTATTTGTCAAGACACTTGGCACCCAGCTGATGTTGAAGAATATCGTTACGCCTGAAGATTGGGAACAGATTAAAGGTAAGATCCGTTTCAACTTCAACAAAGACAACTTCTACGAAGAACTGAAGGAAACTGAGATTCTTCGTGAGCGTATTACTATGCTTCAGCAGATTGATGATTATGCTGGCAAGTACTACTCGCACAAGTGGGTTCGTACTAAGGTTCTTCGTCAGACTGAAGAAGAAATCAAAGAAGAAGACAAGGAAATCGCTAAGGAAGTCGATGTTCCTCAATATCAATCAGTAGAAGATGCAGCGCCTGGCACTGATGCTGGAGGCGGTGATGGTCAAATGGATCAGCCACCAGCACCTGGCACGCCTGTCGGCCCAGATCGCTAAGTCTTATAAATAAGGTAATTGGAGATTATACTATGCCTCAAGATCAACGTATTCTAGACATCATCGCTGCCTCTTCTGAACAGAGACCAGCCGATGTTGGAGCTATTGTTAATGAGCTAATCGGAGAGCGCATTCATGCGCTGGTCGATCAGCGCCGTGATGACACGCGTGCGAATTTCTTCCCAGAAATCGACTCCGAATAATATTAACTCAACTCGAGGAAGCAAAATGGCGAAGACGCTAAAAACAATTCTAGAAACATACGCTCCTCGATCAGTTGATGAGAAGCGATTCATTGACAAGCATGTCGTAGTTAAGCACCCAGATCGTAACGGAAATGGTGATGAGGTTTTCAAAGCTTCTAACATCAAGACCGTCAAGCGTGCTTCTGAGCATGGTTACGATGCTGGCAAGGATGCTGCTGTTTATGAAGAAACCCTTGACGAAGCAATCCTTGGCCGTTACGGTCCGCGTCTAGGTAAAACCGAAGCGCAAAAGTATCCGCATATGGCCGATGCTCTGAAATACAGCACGGATTACGGTAAAGGCATCGTTGGTAAAGCACGATCCATGGGTCATGGCTTTAACTTCGAGCGCCATATGCCAGACATCGAAGGTCATTCGCACTTTGTTCGCGCGACTGAAGTGTGTGACGACGAGAACGAACACCACAGCCTAGCACAGCAGTATAATCACCCAGCCGTTCAAGCAATTGTTAGGGACACTGGCCACAGCACCCGACAGGTTCATGATTACTGCAATCGCGGTTCATTCCACCGCCGTCATGGTCACCTGAACTATGACAAGTACGCTCCAACGGACGGTCCAGGAAGTCCATACTACGATCGCCACGGCGTGCACGAAGAAGTCCAACAAATCGACGAGATCCAGGGCATCCGCTTCGGCAAAAAGCAATCGCAACTATATCCACATATGAGTGATGTGTTGCAGCGTCACGCAGAAAATAATGGGGCCGTCCATAAAGGCCTTGGTATCGGCCTTCCTAGCCACGGCTACGGCATTGAACATCATAGACCAGACATCGAAATGCACCCAAGATTTAGGGAAGCTGTAGCTGTGTGTGATGAGGACAACCCGCACTATAGCCATGAATTAAAGCATGAGATAGAACATCCGGCCGTTCAAGCAATTGCCAGAGACCGCGGCCTAAGTAGTTTTCAAGCCCACAGCTATTGCAGCCAAGGCCCATTTCACCGCCGCTGGGGTCACCTAGACTTCGATAAGTATTCGCCGACCGACGGGCCAACGAGCCCGTATTTCGATCGTCACCACGATCGTAAACCACACGAACACGACTAAGATCGGATCATTCATTTGACACAGAATCTCGAAGAGAGCGTAAAGATCGTCAAGAACGCCCTTGAGGCCGGCGGCGTTTATCCTGATGCTGTTAGCAAAAACAATGATGGTCACATCATTGTTCGCGACGGTTTTTTCTACAAGTCTGGCCGCACGGCCGAGGGTCACACTCACAAGATCAAAAAGGCTTTGGACGCTGCTGGTATCAAGCACTCTATCGTCGATGATGGTGAGCATAATGCTCCGTTCCGTGGCGGAGCCTCTGTAGCTAGAAATTCGCATTTCTACACACACATCAAACTGCATGAAGACACTCTTACTGAGTCAGCTGCGAACCGCCCAGACCACTTTGCCTTTACACACACTCCAGGCGACTCTGAGTCAGAGCGCAAACTGGCAAAGCTTAAGAGCGTAGTTAGTGACCACAATAAAACCTCTGATTTCAAGCTAAGGGTGCTTGCAAAAGGTCGTATGGGTAAAGACAACCCTAACGCTGAAAAGTATAAGCGCGATCACACTGGCCGCACAGCTAGACCGAACTCGCATGGCTATCAGACGATCACCTTGGCTGACGCCAAGCACCACGATCTATACGTCGCACCTCGAAACGAGTCAGACGCAAGTGGCCGTAGCCATGAAGATCAAAGAACACACCACGCTATCGCGCGGAATGTGACTGGTTACTTCAAACATGCTACTGGGCTAAATATGCAAGAAGAAGTTATCAACGAAGTTTCTAAGGATCTACTGAAGCGCTATGTCGCTAAAGGCGATAGGTCCTACGACCAACTGAATGACAAGGCGTACAACGCCTGGAAGTCTTCAGACGATCTTCGCGATAATCCAGCAGCGTACAAGAAAACGACCGACGCCGCAGTTAAGTTCGGCCGCAAAGCTGACCGTCGGGCCCTCAGCCTCAACAAGGCAGATGCACGTCTAGCGGAAGAAATGACAACATCACAGCGTCATGACAAACACTATGATGAGCAACCAGAGCACGTCAAGAATAATTTGAACACCCATCTGCGAAATGGTATGACCTACCCAGATGCAGTTGCTAGGGAAGTTGGAAAACATCAGGGCGCGACTCCTTTGAATGAAGCATATCCATCCGCTGCTGCAATGGCTAGAAAGGCTAAGGCTGTAAAGCAGGCTCGTGCAGTTGCTACCGGTTATGCTAATCAGAAATCTGGCAAGTGGTCCTCACAATCCTACAAGACTGAAGATGGTCGCTGGGCCTCGAAGGACGTTAAGGAAGAAACTCTGGTCGAAAGATACAAGAGGGCAACGAGTCGCGTTTCTTTATGGGAAGCATCTTCCCAGACTTTAGTTGCAACTAAAGGCAGCGATAAGGCTAGCCGCTATGAAATGCATACTCGTATGCCAGGCGAAGCCAGCGAATATTCTTCCATTATCAAAACTCACCAGGATGGTAAGCCGCTTCAAAATCAATGGGGCGGATACAACACACTGCGCACTGGCAAAACTGCTTATGTGAAGAAGCACTTTGATAAGCTTGATGAAGAACTAGATCTGAACGAAGGCACTATCGGTTCTTGGTCTAATGCTGGCCCGTTCATTCGTGTCACTAAGGGCACGGATCGTGTTACCAAAAAGCCTGCGCGCCACGTTGAAATTCACGATATGGGAAACAAGACGCGCTTGATTACGTCGGTGCACCCAGACTGGAAAAACGAAGATATCAAAAACCACCTGATCAAAACTCACGGCAAGAAGCTCGATAATGTCCACTGGAATCTAGATGAAGAAGTCATCACTGAGCTTTCTAAAGGAACCCTTGGATCCTATATCAAAAAAGCATCAAACGACGTGGCAAGCAAGGCTGTAGAATACGGCACGAAGAAGGCCGAGCGTGACGAGGTTGATCGGATCACCAACCGTCACATGAAATATGCTGACAAAGACACGGTTCACCAGGCTCTCAAAACCACTTCGGATGACGTCGAAGGCCCAAGGGTGAAAGCTGCTAAGCGTATCGGTGGTATCTCTAAGGCAGTCAACAAGCTGACTAACGAAGACGTTCAGCTCGACGAAGCTCCTTACTACTCGCTAGAAGCTTCCAAAGCCCGTATGGCCAAGGAAAAGGCACGCGCTGCAGCCAAGGCCGCAATCGCTGCAGCTAAGGCGGATTCTTCTATTGCTAGAAAAGAAGCCAGGGAAAATAGATCCCTCCACATTGCTCGTCATATCGAAGCCGAAGTAGGCAACCACTATCCTGACTCTGATGGCTTCGAAGCGATCAGCAACAAAGTTAGGAAAATGGGCATCCCACACCATGAAGTAATTGATCACCTGGATAAAGCTGCTCGCAAGCACCTCGGAGCCAAGAGCTTTGACCACTACGTGGATAATTTCCACAAAGATTATCAGGGTTCAATGAACGAATCTAAAACCGATCAATCTAGGGTGATTGCCGACCACATCAAAAACGAAATCAGCCCAAACCGTAAGGCAAACAAAAGCTTTATGTCTCTCAGTCAGAAACTTAGGGGTATGGGTATTCCAGCCCATGAAGTAGGTGATCGTTTAAGCCATGCAGCCCGTAAACACTTAGGTGCTAGAGACTTCCACGCTTACGCAGACAAGGTTCATAAGCACACTAAAGGAATATCTAACTAATGCCAGTATCACCTAACATTGTTATCAACCGCGAGAATTCATCTGCAGTATTTCACTTCAACGCCAATACAAGTGGCATTGTTGTTGCAGGAAATAACTCGGTTAGCAACGTTGCTATCGAAGAAGAAGTAATCACTGGGGTCACTATTACCCAGGCAGCGTACGGTTCCACGCCTGGTGCGTATTGGCACGTCCAAAGAGGTTCTAATACTGCTGTAGTCCTAGACTCTACTGGATTCATCGACTTCGCTGGCATTGGAATGCCCATAAATAAAGACATCGCTGCTGATATTTCGGTAACGTTGATTCCGCCAGAGGGCAGCGCTGTTCCTTCCAAGGGCTTCCTTGTCCTTGAGGTACAGAAGCAAAACGCTCGCCTAGAATATCTAGCCGACTAAGGAGACTACCATAATGAAGCTGTTCCTAGACATCGCTGAGGACGTTCAGTACATCGAAGAAGCCGCAGGCGAGGATGGAAAGAAATCCCTGTTTATTGAGGGTGTTTTCCTTCAGGGCGGCATCAAGAACCGTAACGGTCGCATGTACCCGTCTCAAATTCTTGAGAACGAGGTCGCACGTTATACTAAGGAGTCGATCGCAGCTAACCGTGCTTACGGCGAGCTTGGCCACCCATCTGGCCCAGCTATCAACCTAGACCGTGTGTCACACATGATCAAGGAGCTCCGTAAGGATGGCAACAACTATATCGGTAAAGCTAAGATCATGGAAACGCCGATGGGTAACATCGTCAGGAACCTGATCAAAGAAGGTGCTGGTCTTGGTGTTTCCTCCCGTGGTATGGGTACGCTGAAAGCCCAGAACGGACTTATGGAAGTTCAGAATGACTTCCGACTTGCAACCGCCGCTGACGTTGTTGCAGACCCATCCACACCTGACGCCTTCGTTCAAGGCATCATGGAAGGTGTTGAGTGGATCGGGGAGAATGGTATCTTTAAGCAGGCAACTCTTGAGACGGCCGTTCAGGTCATCGAAAATCACGCTGCTGCACGTACACTGGACAATGAGCGTAAGATGAAGATCTTCGAAGCGCTACTGTCTGGTCATACAAATCAGTAATTTATAAATACAACAGAACATTCCTAAAGGAGCTGTCGATGCCTAAAGACAACAACCCAGAACTCGAAATTGATGACAACGACCTGGATCTAGATCTAGACCTCGAAGACATCGGTCTCGACGAACTTGATATGGACGGTGATGACGAAACGGTTGTTGCTGAGCAAACCGCTGCTGCCGCAACGATCGCTGCCAAGCCATCTCGTACTGCAACCCTCGCTAACCTGGTTAGCGCTGCTGCAAACATGTCCGATGAGGACCTGAACAACTTCGCTGCTTCTATCGCACAGCCTACCAACCCAATCGATGGTGGTGCAGCTGCAAAGAACAAAGCGTCTATCGCTACGAAGACTGTTACCAAGGAAGAGCTTGACTCTCTCTTCGGTGATGAGCTTTCCGAAGACTTCCGCGACCAAGCAACGACTCTGTTCGAGTCTGCTGTAAATGCACGTGTCGGTCTTGAAGCTGCTGCCCTGGCTGAAGAGCTTGAGGCTAAGTATGCTGAAACTACCGCTGCTCTGGAAGAGGCTTATGCCGCAACTCTGGAAGAAGAAGTTTCTGCCCTGACCGACGGCCTGTATGAGCAGATTGACTCTTACCTCAACTATGCTGCTGGAACCTGGGTCGCCGACAATGAAGTTGCTATCGACGTCAGCCTTCGTGCTGAAATCGCCGAAGACTTCATGGGCAAAATGAAGGACCTGTTCCTTGAACACAACCTAAACATCCCCGATGAGGCAGAAGACGTCCTCGCTGAGATGCTTGAAGTCAACGAAGGCCTTGAGACTGAACTGAATGCAGCCCTAGAGCAGATTATCGCCCTAAAGGAAGATAAGCTCGTTGCAGGCATTGAGTCTACCTTCGCTGAAGAGACTGTTGGTCTCGCCGCAACCCAGATCGATCGCATTCGTACCCTCGCCGAGGGTATTGAGTCTGATGACCTGAATACCTATACCAAGAAGCTTCGTCAGATCAAAGAATCCGTCACGAAGAAGGCTACGCCTTCCACTGGCATTCTGATCGAAGAGGCTCCTGCTATCTCCGAAGATCAACTGATCGAAGAGGCTGCTCCAGCTAACGTTGACCCACAAGTCGCTCGTTACATGGATGCAATCTCTCGTACGTCTCGCCCAAAGTAACGCGACAAAGAAGCGCGTTAGAAACCAAGCTTTTATAAATAAACTAGAATATACCTCTAAAGGGAGTCTACCAAAATGCTACAAGAAGACCTGAACAACAAGTGGGGACCCCTGCTGGACCACGCTGATCTAGGTGTCATCAAGGATGATCACCGCCGTCGCGTAACGGCTGTTCTGCTTGAGAACACCGAGCGTGAACTATCTGCTGTTGGTTCCATGGCGATGACCGCTAATGGCGGCCAGAGCCTCCTGGGCGAAGCTGCTCCAACGAACGCAACCGGTTCTTCGGTCGATAACTTCGACCCAGTTCTGATCGGTCTTGTTCGTCGTGCAATGCCTAACCTGATGGCTTATGACGTTTGCGGCGTTCAGCCAATGACCGGTCCAACCGGCCTGATCTTCGCAATGCGTTCCAAGTACGCAAACCAAGCTGGTGCTGAAGCCTTCTACAACGAAGCAAACACCGGTTTCTCTACGGACGCCAACTCTTCCAACCAAGCTAACACCATCGGCAACAAGCATGTCGGCGGCGTTCCAGGTAACTCGACTTCGGTCGCTAACCTTGCTGAGCTGGGTCTCTATAACTTCCGTGGTGGTTCTTCCACTGCTGCTCTTGAAGGCGGCTTCGGTGCTACCGGAACCTTCCCTGAAATGGCGTTCTCGATCGAGAAGATTGCGGTCACTGCAAAGGGCCGTGCTCTGAAGGCTGAGTACTCGCTGGAACTGGCACAAGACCTGAAGGCAATCCATGGCCTGGACGCCGAGACTGAACTCTCGAACATCCTCTCCACGGAAATCCTTGCAGAA